GATGGGCTTTCAGTTCATCGAGCTGGAGAGCGAAAACCCGCTCTACTGGAACGCGGGCCTGCTCGACGCCGGCGGCGGTGTTCGCAAGACGCCGTTCTGGAAGAAGTCGGGCCTCGCCAGCTATGCCTGGTGGGACGCGAAGACCTCGATCGACGTGCTGCCGACCAAGCATTTCACGCGGCAGGTCTATGCGTCGATCTGCGTCGGCGTCACCCGCACCGACAGCGGCAAGGTCGGCTACATCCTCGACAAGCGCAACTAGGAATAACCCCCACGGCTGCATTGCCTGGGGCAGTGCAGCCGCGGGGCCCCAAGGAGGCCTCACATGGCAAACCAGAGTTCCATCGAATATGCGGCCTACAACGGCACTTCGCCGCAGATCCAGCCCGACGGCATGCTGCAGTCGGGCAAGATCCGCTGCCTGCAGGCGACGTTCAACCTGGCGAGTGCCGCCCAGGCGAACGGCGACGTCCTGACCCTCGGCCAGATCCCGGCGGGCGCCCGGATCAAGTCGATCAAGATGACGTCGAGCGTTTCACTGGCGACGTCGACGGTGGCGATCGGCATCGCCGGCACAACGGCCAAGTACCGGGCCGCCGGCACCTTCACCACGGTGGACGTGCCGACAATCGTCGGGCCCGGCGCGGTCGCAAAGGGTGCGGCAGCGAACAGCGTCGCGGAGACGCTGATCGCGACCGTCGCCGTCGCAGCTTTGCCGGCGGCCGGCACGCTGGTCTTCGACATCGAATACGTCACGAGCAACTGATCGTGACGGGGGAGGCGGCCGGCGGCGGGTCCACGAGCCCTGCCGTCGGCCGCTTCCGAATTTAGCAGGAGCTAGGGAATGGCGACCTTCAAACTCACCCTAAAGCGCGGGCAGCGGGCTCCGGACGTCGTCCGCTCGAACGGCTCGGCGATCGCCGGTTCGGACGCCGTCGAGCTCAACGTCGACGTCACCAACATGAGCAAGCTCGATCTCGTCATGTTGATGAGGCAGCTCGCGCTGCAGATCCAGACCAAGGGCTTCCCGCAGTGATGAGCCCCAAAAAGTACTTGGGGACCCCGAGTTAGAAAGGGCCCGGCGTGGCGGACTATGTGACCGTCGCCAATCTGGCCCTGTCCAAGCTCGGCGAGGACGACCAGCTCCGCGACCCCAACCAGGACAGCCACGCCGCCCGATCGGTCGCGGCGGTGTGGGACCCGATCCGCCGCGCCGTCCTGCGCAAGGGCAACTTCAATTTCGCGATGACGCGCGCGCAGCTCGCCGCCCAGGCGAGCTCGAGCCTCGGTTACCTGGACCCCTATCCGTTTGCCAACCGCTTCCCGGTTCCGGAGGACCTGGTCCGCTTGACCGAAGTGCTCGACCCGGTCGACATTCGCGAAAGCTACAAATTCGAGCGCCGCGCGATCCTCGCCGATACGGATGGGCCGGTGTTCATCCGCTACGTCGCCGACATCGTGAACGTCGGCGACTGGGACGATCTCTTCGTCCAGGCTTTCGCCGCTCGCCTCGCGTTCCAGATCGCCGATCGCATCACTGGCGATCGCGGCCGCAAGTCCGACTGCTGGGCCGAATATCGCGCGACGATCGCCGATGCCGGCGGCGTCGACGCCAAGGAAGATCCGCCCGAAGAGGCTTACGACAGTAGCTGGGTGACCGCGCGCTTTGCCGGCGGTTCGCCGGGCATTCCCAACGTGGACTTTTAAATGGCGCGCCCGTCCACTCCAACCGGGGCCCGCTGGGCGTGAGCCAGGTCACCCCGATCATGACCAGCTTCAACGGCGGCGAGCTCGGCCCAAGGATGCTCGGCCGCGTCGACCAGGCGATCTACCAGATCTCGGCGGCCGAGATGTTGAACTTTGTCCCGACGGTCGAAGGGCCGGCGGTGAAGCGCGCCGGCTTCCGGCATATTCGCGCGTCGGATCTCACGGCGACATGGCTGTCCACGTTCATATACAGCGTGACCCAGGCCTACGTGCTCGAGTGGGGCAACCTGAAGCTGCGCTTCTATACAAACGGCGGCCGGATCGAGAGCTCGCCGACCGTCGCTTATGAGGTGACGACGCCGTACACGGCGGCGGAAGCGCCCTTCGTCTCGCAGCAGCAGAGCTATGACCGGCTGTATATGGCGCACTCCGCGCACCCGCCGGCGGCATTGACGCGGACCGGCGGCGCGACCTTCAGCTATGGCGCGCTGACGCTCAAAAGCGGCCCGTTCGCCGACCAGAATGTGACGGAAAGCATCACCGTCACGGCCGCCGGCACCTTCACCGTCGGCGGGACGGTCACCCTTACCGCCACCTCGGCGATCTTCCTCTCCGGCCATATCGGCGCCGCCTTCCTGCTCGAGGCGCAGGATTTCTCAACCATCAAGGCCTGGGAAGCCGGGATGAGCGGGATCGTCATCAACGACATCCGGCGTTCCGACGGCAAGGCCTACACCGCGCTGACGGCGGGCCGCACCGGGAGCGTGCAGCCGACGCATACCCGCGGCAGCGAATGGGACGGTTCGACCGGCAACGACGTCAACACCAACGGCCCCTACGGCGTCCAATGGGCCTATCGCCACGACAAGTTCGGAATGGTGACCATTACCGCGATCGGCGGCGGCGGGACCACAGCGACGGCCACCGTCACCCGCCGCCTGCCCGACAGCCTGTCGTCGGTCGGCACCTTCCGCTGGTCTCATTCGGCAATCTCGGCCGCCGCAGGCTGGCCCAAGGTCGTGTTGCTTGCCTTCGGCAGGCTGATCTTCTTCACCGATTTTGAGATCATCTGCTCCGTCGTCGGCGACTATGCCGGCGGCTCGGTCAATTTCGCGCCGTTCACCGACAGCGGGCTGCTGACGCCCGACATGGCCTTCCGCCGCCGCCTCGCGATCTCCAATCCGGTGCTGTGGGCCAAGGTCGACCGCGACGTGATCCTCGTCGGCACGTCGGACGGCGTGCATGCGATCCGCAAGATCAATAGCGGCGAGATCTTCTCGAGCGACAATATCGAGATCGTCCAGCAGCCGTCACGCGGTTGCGAGCCGGTCTGGCCGGTGCAGATCGATGCGTCGACGATCTTCGTCCAGCGCGGCGGAAAGAAGCTGCGCGAGGGCAGCTACAGCCTCGACAGCGACCGCTACGTCGCACCGAACATGAATGTCTGGCAGCGCCACATTCTGAAGGACGGCGCAAAGCAGCTGGCATTCCAGGACGAGCCCGAGGAGCTGCTGATCGCGGTTCGGGGCGACGGCCTGCTAGCTGTGCATCCGCACGTTCCGGAGCAGGAAGTGCGGGGCTTCGCGCGCCTGCAGCACGCCGGCGGCGTGATCCGGTCGGCCTGCGTGATCCCCGGCAGCAGCGGCGACGGCGCCGAGTTATGGGCGCTGGTCGAACGTGACGACGACGCATACAGGAGCGTCGAGCAGCAGGCGCCCGCCTGGGTCGAAGAAGAGACGGCGCTCGACGATGCCTTCTTCGTCGATAGCGGCGCGACCTATAGCGGAGCTCCGACGACGACGATCAGCGGCGCGACGCACCTTGCCGGGCGCCAGGTCGCGGTACTCGCCGACGGCGCAGTCATTCCGGGCCGCAGCATCGACGCGCTCGGCAATCTGACACCGGCGCTGGCGCTTCCCGCGTCCACGGTCCAGCTCGGCCTGCAGTACGCAGCGCGCATCAAGTCGCTGCGGATGGAGGTTCGGGACAACAACGGGAACACCGTCCAGGGCAAGCGCAAGCGGATCGTGTCGATAATCCTTCGCGTGCTTGAAACTGTCGGGGTGAAGGTCGATCCGGGCAGCGGCAAGGCCGACGAGCTGATCGACCGTCCCTTGAGCGCGCCGATGGATCAGCCGGTCCCGCCCTACACCGGGGACACGACGTCGAAGTCGCTCTCGGGCAATTGGGACCGCGACGCCCAGATCATCATCCTTTCCGACGATCCGCTGCCCTGCTGCGTCGTCGCCGGCATGCCACGCCTGGAGGCGAGCGACAGATGAACGTCACCATTCGCCCCTTTGTCGCCGGCGACGTCGTCCAGCTCGATCTGCAGCCCTCGCAGCACGTCGCGCTCGGCGTGTGGAAGGCGGTCCACGATCTCGAGGACGGCCGCGAGCTCGAGGGAGCTGGACCAGCCTGGACGGCTATCGGAGGCGGCCGCGTTCTCTGTTGCTATGGCTTCGCCTATGAGCATCCGCCTAGCGAGAAAAGCGGCGGGCATGCGCTCGCCTGGGCGCTTCTGACTGCAGGCCTCGGCGCGGCGCACCTGGCGATCACGCGCTTTGCCAGGGCGACGATCGCCGCGAGCCCGATCTCCCGGATCGAAGCCATCGTCCGCAAGGATTATCCCGCCGAGCGGCAATGGGCCGAGCTCGTCGGCTTCACACTCGCGGCGACCTTGCGCGCCTGGGGGCCCGACGGCGAAACGCATCTGCTCTACGAGCGCGTCCGCGCCGACGAATGCGCGCCGTTCGCCTATCGCGCTCGGCCGCTGCAACTCGAAGCCATGGGGGCGTGCTGAGATGCAAGCGCTTCCGCTCATTGGCGTCGCCCTTCAGGCCGGAGGCCAGATCTTCAAGGGCGTGGCTGCCAACAAGGCCGGCAAGTTCAACCAGAAGGTCGACGAAGCGAACGCGATCGATGCGCTGCGCGAAGGCACCGCGCAGGTGGCGCGGATCCGCGATGCGGCCAGGATCAATCTCGGCCGTCAGATCGGCGCCCAGGCGGAAAGCGGCTTCGAGGTCGGCACCGGCACCGCGCTTGACAGCCTGCTCGAGAGCCAGACCAACGCGGAGCTCGATGCGATGGACGCGCGGCGCCAGGCGCAGAGCCGCTACAACGCCTACATGCTCGAGGGCCAGCAGGCCCGGCGCGAAGGCAAGAACGCGCTGATCGGCGGCCTGGTCGGCGCCGCCGGCAGCGTCGCCAGCGGCCTCACCGATTACGCAACCTCCAGGGCCGGTTACTGATGGCCGGCGTCAAGGAGCAGATCTACCGCGGCTCGGGCGAGGTGAGCCCGGCGGCCGCGCTGCCGCAGTCGAGCCCGCAGGCCTTCGGCGCCGGGATCGGCGACGCGGTCGCCGGAGCCGGCAGCGAGGTCTACGGCGCGGCGATGCGCGCCCAGGAGGTGGAGCGAAACCGACAGCGCAATGCCGAGACTTCGCAGGCTGGCGTCGATTTCGCGAATGCGACATCCGACGCCTCGATCTGGATCAACCAGGCCCGCGAGCAGGCACCGCCCGGTGCCCCAGGCTATACCGATGCGGTCCGCAAAGAGCTGAAGGCGCGCGCCGACGCCTTCCTCGAGACGATCAAGGATCCGCGCGTCCGCGAGCGCTATGCGCCGGAAGTCGCGAGCTGGCAGGGTCGGCTCCTCGAGGAAGAGGATGGCTGGGCGCGCGGGCGCCGGATCGAGCATATCGGCAAGAATTTCCGGGACGCGACGAACAGCTGGGCAAACCAGCTGACGGTCACGGGCAATGAGGATGTCCTCGCCACCGCGCTGAAGGAACGGGAAACGACAGTCGGCGGCCTCGGTGTCGGCGAGGCTATCAGCGGCCCGCTGCTCGAGGAAGCGCGGCGCGGCCTGGTCAGCTCCTATTATGAGGGGAAGATCGAGCAGGATCCGGCGTCCGCCGTTGCCCTGCTGACGGCCAAGGAAAACCCGGTCAACGCCTATCTCAAGGCCGACGATCTCCGCCGCCTGAAAGATCGCGCCGATACCGAAGTCCGCGTCCGCCTGGCCGACGCGAACAGGATACGGTCACAAGCCGAAGCGCAGGTCCGCGAGGACGTCGGGGAATACAAACAGCGCATCGATCGCGGCGAGCTGCCGAGCGACGAAGAAACGACGAAGCTCGCCACGCGCGCGCAGACGCTCGGCCTCACCAATCTGGTCGACGACATAGGCTATTCGAGCGGCAAGCTGAAAATGAGCCGCCTGACCGACAAATGGACGTCGGCCGAGTGGGAACAGAATATCAACGGGCTCGCGGCAAAGGTCGCCCAGAACAAGGCCTCGGCCGAAGAGCAGCAGGAGCTGAGGATCCTGCAGGAGCTGCGCCCGGCCAAGGAGGCCCGGTTCAAGGGCGATCCGGACGGCTATGCCGCCGCGTCGGGGATGCCGCCGCCTCAGGTCGACCTTGCCAATCCTGACCCAGGCACGATCCAGGCGCGCAAGAGCTGGGCGAAGAGCTTCGCGCGGACCGGCGGCCTGGTCGAGCCGCCCTATCTCAGCAAGGATCAGCTGCAGGTCTATCGCGACCGCGCGAGCCAGGGCGCGGTCGGCCAGCTCGAGGTCGCGGCCGAGCTCCGCAACACCTGGGGGCTGGACGCGGCGCCTTCGATCGTTCGCCAGATCGGCGGCGAGGCCAAGGGGCAGATGCTGGTGATGCTCGGCCTCAACGACCGCATGGCGCAGGTCTACCGCCGCGGCAACGAGGCGCTGGACAAGAAAGCCGTCAAGCTCGACGACAAGATTATCTCCCAGACATGGCAGCAGTACCTTCCCGGCGTGCCGGCGGACGTCGCCCCGGCGCTCCTCGACACCGCGCGCAAGATCACTGCCGGGTGGATGCTCGAGCAGGGGAAGACGGAGCCGACGGCGGATTTCGGCCAGGTCTTCCGCCAGGCGCTGCATCGTGCCGGCGGAATGCTCGGAAGTGCAAACGAGGGCAGCGCAACGGGCGGCTTCGTCAACTGGAACGGGCGCTTTGCCTGGCTGCCAACGGACATGGCGCGGAGCGATTTCCAGGGCCGGCTTTCGCGCGCGCTCGGCGCCGACTGGATCCGCGCTGCGGTCGACGCTTCCGGCAATCCGACCAACGCGGTGCCGCACCATCTCGGCCCTGACGGAAGACTGAAACCCTAT